TCTTTTGTGGTAATAGGCAACTTCACTCCATAAAAGTTATTTAGTAACACGAATAACCTCCCCTGTAGATTTATCCAACTCATACTCATACATATCAGCTTCAGATAATTTTTGATTCTTAATGCGTTGACCAAAAATTTTTTCAAAGTTCTCGTCAAACTTTTTTTGATCTACTGATCTGTATGTATCACCTTTTCCTGCTTCATGCGCCATATTTCCTCCTAAAATAATGGTTCAGCTTTAATTAAATCAAATACATTTTCTTTAGGTTGCTTGGGTAATCGTTTAATGATGTGATTGGGTTTATTTAAAATATAAAACAAAGCTTCATGCTTTGTTCTAAATTTCCTGATCGCTTCATTAAAGTCATCAAACACTACATAATTAAACATTAGTCCTCGCAGTTTCCGCCAATACATCTAGCGTTAGCTAATGCAGCTTCTTCAATATCGGCTATTGCATCTTTGCCAATAAAGTCATCTGCTGCAATCTTTAATCTATTGTATAAGCTTTTTTCTACTTCGGTTACAGAAGTTTTCATAAGAAATCCTCTATCCCTAGCATGATCTGTTATAACAGAGTTGACATAATCAGAAGGCTCTACACCCCATGATCCAACTTCATTATATTTTTTGTCATCTAATTCAACTTCAATGATTACGCTAAATCGTTTCATGTTTTACCTTTCTAATTAACTCTAACATCTCTGCTCGACCATGTTTCTTTTCGTATCGTTCAAGCATTGACCTTGCGTGTGGTTTATAAGCACGTCGTAGCCAGCGCACCCAACAACACTCGTTATTAAAATTAAAACGACCACGATTTTCATTACATAATTCACAGCTCATTTAATCCTTAATGCTTCTTTAGCAAATTTAACTCCAATTAAAGATTTATATTTTCCTTTTTCTGCGTCATTTAATATTCGTCTAGCCCATGCCTTTGAATCAACAACTGGCCTGCTAGCTATTTCAAATGCAACTCGTTTCATTTTGTCATGATTGCTTTTTATTTCCTGTTCACTAAAATGTCTAGGTAATGCTTTTATAAATGCTTTAGGTTCTTGTAATCGGCATATATCTAAAATATCAGATATGGTTGGCATAAATTTATTGGAGTTGACGTATTTATCAAAAGCTTTAGACACCACCATAAATTCATATTTTTGTAATTTAGCCCACCAAATTCTTAAAGTTTCACGATCCAAGTCAGGCCTTGAATAAATTGTAGTGACAGAGTGCATCATGTCTTTAAAGCCAATCTTTTCTTGTTCTATCAAAATGCCTCCCTATTATCATTGCGTTGATCTAAAAACCTATGTTGATTAAGATACGTGCTTGGGTTTGGTATGTATTGCCCATTGTTCTTAAACCATTGGTCGCTTTGTTTTTGCCATTTAAGTGTTTCTAATACAGTTTTTAAATCAGGTTTAACCTTATCCCAAGATTTTCTTGCAGCTTCTTTACCGACTTTTTTAGGATATGCCATCCAAAATAGATCAAAATCGGACAAGGGTTTTATATTGGTTATTGGTTTATGGTTAATGGTTATTGGTTTATGGTTAGCATTGGGTTCGCTATGCGTTCGCATACCATTCGCATTTTCCCAGCGAATTTTAGCAGATTTTGAAGCTGTCAAGGATTTTTTATTATATTCATTAATAACTAAATCACATCTTTTATGAACATAACCAACATCATTTTTAATAAAGAAATCCTGTAAAACATGAAATACAGCCTCCTTTTCCTCTAGGCTTTTAGCATTAATAAGCCTACAAATCCTGTCTTGGTCTAATGGTAAAGGCGCTTCATTTAGGTAATATTGATCTAATAATTGCCTATAAACCCCATGTTCTAATAGCGATAGGTGCATGGTATCCTTGCGATAATCCGCTATATTATGTTGAAAATAGTGCATATAACCTCTATTGTTTAAATTTACGTTTTAGGAATATTTCAGGGTATTGAAGCTTGATTTTGGCTGGAATACCTCGCTTTTTCCATTGATAAACCTTAATTTCTTGGCTAATTCCTGACCAGCCCAGGCGCTTACAAAGGGCTTTAGAACCGCCATAAAACTCAATAATTTCGCTATCTGTCATGTTTTTTCCTATAACTTTTTGTTAAATAGTTGTTGACATCATAATAACAAATAGTTAATAATGCAACTGTAGTTTTTAAATTTATGGAGGAAATATGAAAATAAAAGGCATGATCGTTACAGTTCTAGCGTTCTACGCATACTGCGCATTAGTTTTATATGTGCTTTACCCAATCCTTATCAAACATTTTGGAGCTTAATATGACCATTCAACAAGAATACGCTGAAGATTTAATTGATACTGACCCAGTAGAAGTTTTAACTTATATGGATATGGAACAACTATCTGGCACGATTCGTGCTTTATATTGGGCTAATGAACGTGGCGATATGATTAGCGTTAATCTTTTTGCCAAATCTATAAGTAATGCCTTTTTTGAGGAAGCGATGGGTATTACAGAAAAAAAGTTAAATGAAGCTAATGTATATCAAGGCCCTTTTGATCAAATGTATGACATGGGCCATTCACATGGGGATTTTTTATGATTAACTATATTAGAGATGTTATATTTTTATATTACAAAGGTTTTAGATTTAAAAAAGCAGTTCAATTAGCTAAACAATTAAGGAGTAGTAAATGAGCAAACAAGGCATAGTAAATATTAGAGGCAAGGAATACAAAACAGTTGCTTTAAGAGTCAACGAGTTTCGTGAATCAACCATTTATAAAGGTTGGTCAATTATGACTGAAATTGTAAAGATTGATGATGAGCAATGTATTATTAAAACCCAAGTTATTAATTCTGAAAATAGAATTGTAGCTACAGGCCATGCACAAGAATTTCGTAAAGCTTCACAGATTAACGGAACGTCTTATGTGGAAGTATGTGAAACAAGTTCAATTGGCCGCGCTTTAGCTTGTTTAGGATTAGCTGGTGTAGAATTTGCATCAGCAGATGAAGTATTAACTGCAATTCATCAAAGTAACAATCCACCAGCAACTCAAGATGACATTGAAGATGTTATCAAACAAATCAATAAAGCTGAATCAGTTGATGAGTTAATGGATATATATCAAGAAGCATCTAAAAAGTATGACAAAGCGTCTTTAGCAAAATTAAAGACATTCCTATCTGATCGTAAAAATGAATTGGAGGCATAGTATGAATCAGCAAGAACGTTTAACCGAATATTTAGAAAAGCATGGCAAGATTGATCCATTAAAAGCATGGACTCAATTAGGCATATATAGATTAGCCGATACTGTTTTTAACTTACGCAAAAAAGGTTATGACATAACAACCACAAATAAAAAAGTTAAAAATAAGTTTAAAGAAGTTTGTGTAGTAGCTGAATATAAATTAGAGCCTAAATTATGAAATTAACTGACTCACAAAAATTAGATAAATTATTACAATTAATTGATTTAATTAATATGGAAATAAAAGGATTAAGAAAATTAATAATTGAAATTGAAAAAGGAATAACTAAATGAGTGAAATTATACAAGGAACACCTGAATGGTTACAATTAAGACTAGGCCATGTTACTGCGTCAAGAGTCGCAGATATTATGGCTAAAACTAAAACAGGCTCAAGTGCTAGCCGACAAAATTATTTAATTGAGTTAGCTATTCAACGAGTCACAGGCGTTGTTGAGGAATCATATAAAAATGAAGCAATGATTCGTGGCACAGAAGAAGAACCCAAAGCACGTCAAGCATACGAGTTATTGACCGAAACTTTTGTTGAGGAAGTGCCATTCGTAAAACATAAAACAATTGAATGGTTTGGCTGCTCACCTGATGGAATTATTAAAAACAATGATGGCACATATAATTTGTTGGAAATAAAAAATCCTAATAGTGCTACGCATTGGTCTTATATTAAAGAAAATGAACCACCAACAAAATATAAAATTCAAATGATGGCACAGATGGCTTGCACAGGTGCGCAATGGTGTGACTTCTTTAGCTATGATAGTCGTATGCCTGAAGGATCACGTCATTTTTTAAAGCGCATGATGCGTGACAATGCTTTTATTGATGAAATGGAAAAAGAAGTAAAAGCGTTCCTAGATGAAGTAGCGGAAGAAGTCAAACTTATGGAAGCTAGGCAATAATTGAAAAATGGTATAATACAACTTGGCAATAACACAGGGGGGTCATTTATGATCGACCAGGCACTTCTTTGTTTAGCGCAAACAATCTATATGGAAAGTAGCGTAGAACAAAAAGAAGCACAAATCGGTGTTGGCTATGTCCTTATGCGTAGAGCTGACTTTGATCCAAAGCAGGTGTGTAATGAAATGAGAAAACCTTATCAGTTTTCTTGGTATGGAAAAGTAAAACCACCTGAACCTAAAGAAATCAAACCATACTTTCTTGATCTTGCATGGCGCATCATGCACAAGTTAGAGCCTGATTATTCT